CTACTAATGAAGGCTGGCATGATAGAAATAGTAGAAGTAGTGCAAACAAGAATTAAAGTCACAGCAACTGCTGGTGACGTTTTACTATACGAACAAGTATTAAATACAGATATATACCCTATTGTTCCAGTTCCTAATATATGGACTGGTACACCATATCCAAAGTCTGACATATCTAAAGTTAAAGATTCACAAAGACTTTTAAACAAGCTTTTCTCTCTCACCCTCTCGCACGCTCAAGCTTCTGCTGGACTAAAGTTATTAGTCCCGGAAGGGAGCGTAGATGATTTGGGGCAGTTGGAACAGGACTGGGCAAAACCCAACGCAGTAATACCTTATAATCCTGAATTCGGTGCACCGCACTTTCCTGCCCCACAATCATTATCTAATGAGTTCTACAACTTAATAAGTAGAATAGAACATTATATAGATTTAAGTATGGGAATCCCAGAGTTAATGCAGGGATTTAGAGAGGGTGCTCCTGAGACAGTAAGAGGAACTGCAATGCTTGCCGAAATGGGTGAGACTCGTGGTAAATCTAAGCTTAGGGATATAGAAGGAAGTTTGACTAGGTTAGGTCGTAATGTTTACAATCTAGCTAAAGGTCACTATACTTACGCAAAGACGTTTAGAATCATACAACCAAATAATGATATTACTGAGTATACAGTTAATATGTATGATGATAAAAGTCAGGAACTTAATGCCATACAAAATGACATCACGATAGGGCATTATGATGTGAGAATCATATCCGGTTCAACTTTGCCATCAAACAGGGTAGCAGAATACAATATGTACCTTGAGGCTTTTAAGATGAATCTGGTAGACGATGTCGAGGTTTTAAAGAAAACTGAAATCTTTGACAAACAAGGTGTCTTACAACGAAAGGGACAGATGTCTCAGTTGCAATCTTATGTACAACAACTAGAAGCTCAAGTTAAGAAACTTAGTGGAGACCTTCAAACCGCAGAGCGTGAAGCAGTAAGCTCAAGGAAGAGGACAGAAACTGAGAAGTTCAAGACAAGGCTTAATGAAATTCAAAATGATACTAAGTTTAAAACCAAAGTTCAGGTTGATAATCTAAAAAGAATAGTTGACACAGAAGAAGGAGTTGTAAGAAATTGAAAACAGAAGTAGTGGGGACATTTCCACGGTTCTGCTTTTATAGACATCTGCAAAAGGTGATGCTAATAATAAAAGAAATCGAGGAATAAAATGGAAGACGCTATGAACGGAGACGCTAACACAATAGAAGGTGTGGAAGGTCAAGTTTTAGAACAAGTTGTTGAGCCAGAACAAGTAGGAGGTCAACCTGCAGAGCAGGGATATGAACAACCTATTGATGACGCTAAGAAATTTCAGTCAATGTATGACAGGAAAACAGCAGATTATGATAAGCTTAATAATGAAGTCGAGGAACTTCGCAAGTATCAACAGTTAGGTAAGGTTTTAGAACAAAGACCTGACGTTGTTGAAGCTATGAGAAACACTTTAAGTGGAGGCAAACAAGTAGAAGAGCAACCTAAGCAGGAGCAACTAAGTGAAGATGCTTTTGACCCATGGGAAGCTTACTACAAACCCGGTTCACCTTCGTATGAAATGAGGGTAAGCCAAGAAAAGAATCTTGTGAACAACGCTGTTCAAGAGCAGTTCTCAGGATTACAAAAACAGATGGCTCTTAATAACTTAAAACAAGACCTTGCTACTAAGCATGGTTTTGAAGACCCTGCAATGGCTGATGACTTTATACAATTTGCAACAAATCCTAGGGATGAACTTCCTATTGATATGTTAGTTGATGTATATAGAAAGTATAAGGGAGGAGAGCAAAAAGTATCTCCTAACTTAGAAGCTGTTCAAAGGACTCAGAAGATTGCACCTACGGCTGGAGTCGTGCAAGGTGCTAGCCCTGAGCAACCTAATGAAATAGATAATGTATGGTCTGGAGTTATGGGAGTATCTAATAGAAAACAATACTAAACTCAAGGAGTCTTAAATGGCAAATTACAATTCAGGAATTGTAAATGTTGGAACTCCGGGTGCATCTAATACAGATTATCATTCCCGGAGATTATTCAACTTCTCAGACCGTGTCGCTGACTTAGCTCCAGAGGAATCTCCATTCTTCGTATATCTTTCAAAGGTAGCTAAAGTCCCTACGGATGACCCACAATTCCGATTTTTAGAAGACCGTTCTAAAATTTCTATGACAGATAGAAGTTTTTTACTGGTTGGTTCACACTCAATACCAGTATCCGGTTCTTCATTAACATACACAGTAGATGCAAGTGACGGAAGTCAAGACTGGCTAATGAAGGGAATGGTTTTTGCAGTAGGATATGAAGAAACTAATTCACCTGAAACAATTATAGTTAGAATCGAAAGTGCACCTGTAGATAATGGTACTACTACTAGCTTTGTTGGTAAAACAATTTCATCTAAAGATGAAGAAGTAGAAACAGGTGCAAACGATACAAGTTGTCAAGTTATCGGTACATCTTTTGGAGAAGGTTCTGGAGCACCAGATGTTTTCTCACAAGAGTTAGAAGATGATTTTGGATTTACACAAATCTTTAAAACAGCTTGTGAAATGTCTAATACAGCTAGAGCAACTAGATACCGTGGTTACGAAGATGAGTTCCAAAGAATTTGGAATCTTAAACTACGTGAGCATAAAGTAGACATCGAAAGAGCTATGCTTTTTGGTCAACGTGCAAGCGTTGGTGGAATACAATACTCAGAAGGTATTGCAGGTCACATTATCAAAAATGGTACAGCTAATACTGGTGATACAGCATTATCTTACTCTTCAGGAGCGCCATATTTTAGAAGCTCAGAAGCTTCTGAGTTAACATATGACAGACTTCTATCTGATTTCGAAGTTGTCTATGACCCAGCTCGTGGTGGTGGAGATTCAAAGTTAGCCTTAGCAAGTTTACCTGTTATTACATTCTTTAATAAACTAGGTGCAGATGCTTTCTTAAACACTACAATGCAAGCTGGAACTTCAACCGCTGTAAACGATGTTTCAAATCTTCGTTACAACCTTTCTGAAAAGCAAGGTTCATACGGTCATAGAATCTTAAGTGTTGATACAATTCATGGACAAATGAATTTAGTCAAAGAGCCTTTATTTAGAGGGCACGCTTCAGGTTTCTTATGTATGGTTGATTTAGACCACGTAGCTTACAGACCATTAGTTGGTAACGGTGTTAACCGTGATACTCAAATTATGACTAACGTACAATCAGCAGATGAAGATTTACGTAAGGATATGATTATGACTGAAGCTGGTTTAGAAGTTAGTCTTCCAGAGACTCACTACTTAATTAACTTAGAAGGAGTTTAATTATGGCTAGAGCAAGTGTAATAAATAGCAATAGTGGAAGTGAAGGTGAATTAGGATTAAGTCACGAATGGAAGCTAACTCAATACACAACTAAAATAACAGTAGCTGATAGTGCTACTACAGGTAAAGAAAGTGCAATAGCTATGCCGGCTCACTTTATGCCTACTTGGGTTGCTGTTACAGCTGAAAATGCTAGTACCAATGCATGTAATCTTGTAGACGTAGGTAATGATGCTGATACTGATGATTATGTAGATGGAGCTGCTTTAGCAGTAGGTCAAAGTGCTGGTTTTAAGGGAATCTTATCTTGTAATGGGTTAAGAGGAACTGGAAACGGTATAGATGGTGCATTAGCAACTGCTGACGAAGTTGAGATTGTTGTATCTGCTGACCCCGGAGCTAACACTTTAGTGTTAAGACTTGACTTTTTTGGTATAGGTCTTAAATAAACTGAATAAATAAAGTTAACAGTACGGAACTGTGGGGGTTATCGAATAAAGGGTGACCCCCAAAATCCTAAAGGAAAATATGAATTGTGTAAAATGTAAAAGTCCAAACCCAGAACAATGGTTCTACTGTAGAAAGTGTGGAAGCAAAGCTTCTGAACCTGCATACACAACTAATATGTTTATGCAAAGTGAGATTGGTAAGAGAAGTGATATAGAATTTTCGACAATGAGTATGGACGACCATATTGCAAAGTCAGCAAAAAGTAGAAATAAAAATACTAATAAGATTTGGAAAGACAGAATTAAACAGGCAGGTCAAGCAGGTGCTATTTAATGGCTAACTTTGACGTACAGATACAAGATATTATAGGTACATTTAATGACCAAACAGCTATGGATGATTTTATGACTGCTGGATGTAAAGAGATTATAAACTCTCTACCTCCTCAGTTATTATTAAAGTGTGCTGATTTAACTACCTTAAACGATGTTACACCTAGTCTTGATACTTTAGATACAAAAGGATTAGTCTTAGATGTTCTTAGATATGATGGAACTATAGACCAACCTTGTAGGCTAGTTCCTGTTTATAAAAGAGGTAGGATACAAGATTCTTCTGATATGGAAGCAGCAAGTACTACAGACCCAGCATATTTAATATTAGATAATATATTAGAAATTTATCCAGAACCTACATCTAGTCAAGTAGGAAGAGTTCATCACGTTATTTATCCTACTGTAGATGCAAGTGCTGTTTCTACTATAGCTAACTTTCCAGATGAAGCTGAGTACCTAGTAGTCTTATATGCTTGTATAAAAGCAGTTCAACAATTATTAGCTACAGAAGAAGATATAGAATTATATAGTCCTATGTTAGCTCAATTAAAAGATGATTATAGTAAAGGACTAGCACAGCTAGTAAACTAATATGGCAGTACATTCAATAAGTGTAAAAGAATTAATAAGTCGAGTAAGACTTGTATTCCCAGATGCTCCTGAAGCTTATATTATGAATTTAATTAATGATGCTTTAGTAGAAATAGGAATGTTTAAAACAAAAGTTGTTCACGCTAAGATAAGTACAACTGCAAATAAAATGTATTACAATTTAGCAGATGGAGCTCAAGACTCAAGTAATAATAAGTTAGAAGCTAATCATATATTAAGAGTTTACCTAATGGACAATGAAGGTGACTATATACAAATACCTAGGTTACTTGATAAGAATTTATTATTAGCTGATGCAACAAGTGAAGATAACGTAAACGCACCGGATTAATTATGGCAAGCAATATTAAATACCCAGAAAATGATGCAATGTATTTTATAGAAGGAGATGCATTAGCGTTAGTAACTAAAGTAGATTCATCTGGTAGCGGAAGAACTACAGCGAGAAAACAATTTAAAGCAATAGCAGAGTCTGTAACTAATGGTATATTACTGCATTACTACGCAGAGCCAAATAGTGTAACTGCCATAACAGATAGTTTAGATATAGATAATGCACTTGAGCTTTCTGTAGTAGACTATGTTAAGAAATGTTTATACATGGATAAGGCTGGTAAAACAGCAGACCCTAATGTTATGCAAGCGTCAATGGCTATGGCGACTAAGCATGAAAGAAATTTTAAAGAAGCTATACAGAGGTATGGTGTCCGCAAAAAGGATAAGACTGGTGGCTCAAGAGTCGTCAAAGTACCGAATTTAGTTTAACCAATATAGAGGCTTTTAAAGCGGTGGTGGAGGAATATAGGATAAACAATGTCAGACATAAATAAGTTTACAACAAAAGAAGTTCTTAACAAAGTTCTTCTAGACTCTTCAGGTAATGCAGTCAATGCATTTTCTCATACAACACAAGAAGCCTTAAATGCGGCTTTAGACGATGACAACAGCAGATTAAACGTAAACCTTGTAGGTGGTACTATAGGGGGTGACGTAACTATTAATGGTGACTTAACTGTTAATGGTGATGGTGTAGGAGCTTACGATGAAATAATAAGTGGAGGGTTAGTAATAAATGTAACAGATGGTCAAAATGTAAAAGGTTTGCATATTACTCAACTTGATGCTGGTGAATGGACTTCTATGATGGAAGCAGTAGCTTATGGATTATTAATTAGGTCTACTGCAAATGACACTACTCCAGCTTTTAAAGTTCAAGGTAATGGCACGTCTAATGAAGTTTTATCTGCATTGTCAAATGGCAATGTAGGTATAGGAACTGCGAGTCCAGACCATAATTTAGACATTGTATCTTCAGGTAATGCAGAATTTGAACTTACAAGAACAAGTGGTGCTAGTATATTTATGCAATCACAATCCGCAAAAGGCTTAATAGGAACATCAAGTAATCATAGTTTAAACTTTCTTACTAATGGTGGCACTAGATTAACAATAGATACTTCAGGAAATTTAACTGTAAGTAGTGGCTCTGCAATTCAGTTTGGAGATAGTTCTTATAAAATAATTGGTTCTACTGTTGGTAACTATTTAAGATTTTTTACAGAATCAACTCAAGCATTACAAATTGATGACTCACAAAACGCCACATTTAGTGGTAACGTAAAAATAACTAAAGCTGAATCATCTGCTAGTGAGTTTATAAGTGCATTAGAAATTAATAGAGATTATGGTAGTGCAACAGCAACAGACTTACTGACTGGAA